ACTGGATTACCACTCTGACATTGAAAGGTAATTGTGCTTACATTATCACCAATCTTGACATATGCACTTGTGGTAACTTCTGTGGATGCTAGTGCCATTACTCTGGTTCCTCTTATGAGATGTTATATGCTACTTTTACGACTTTTACTGAAGATCCGTTTCCAGATGCTTCAAGAGTGTCGGTTGAATCTTTTTCCAATACTAGACTTTCTTTAGTATTGACTGTCAAACTTCCCACAGTTGTTCCACCAGCAGTTTTTCTGGTGATAACTAGAGCACCTGTATGACCATTAAAAAGTCTAACTACGGTTGCAGTGTCAACATTAGTTGCTGCAGTTAAGTCTCCCTCCGCAGCTAGAACTTTGATAATCATTCCTCAGTTGCCTCTCCTGTTTCGGATTCGACTTCTACTTCATCACCAACCTCAGTTTCTGCTTCCGCTTCAACTTCAGTTTCAGTTTCATCCACTTCAGGATATTCAAATTCTTGACCGAACATTGCATTTGCAACATATGGTCTTGCAATATCAACACGGTCTGCTGCTTTCGCATACAGAATCTCCTTCATTTTGTCGCTAATATCGGAAGCAGAAGCATCCGTAGCGATCAAATCGATAACGTCTTCCATAAAAAATCAATATGTTAATATAATATATTTATAACTCCGCCTTCTTAGTAGACTTCATGTACTGTGCATCAACTTCTTGTGCCATTGCATCAATATCTGGTTCAGTAGGAACTTCACCCATTGACATTGGGTCTTGACCCATACTTTGCATATCACCACCTTCAGCAGCAGCAGGATCTGCTTGTGGTAAAGGTTGACCAGTTACTGGATCGATAGTTGAGGGATCTGGAATGATACCTTTTGTGATTTCATCTTCGATTTGAATATCAATTTCTTCGATCTCCTGATCGGTTTGGCGAAGAACTCTCTTACGAACATATTCTGTAGAGTAGTACTTACCAATATAAGGTTCGATAGTTGCAAGATTACCGAGTCTTCCTTGGAGAAGTTCCGATTCTTTGAGTTCGGCAAACTGATTATCATATAGGAAATCATATTGAATATGATCTCTCATAATTTCCCAGTCTTCTGGGGTGCAGATATTCTTCAGAATCAACTGAGTTCTGAGCATATCATTGAACATTGAAGCAAAACGCTTTCTCAAACGTCCAACAAACTTGGCAAACTTAAGTTCGTCTCTTAAGATTTCTGACGAACGACCAAGATTAAAACCACCATCGGCAGCGATTCTAGATTCAGGAACTCCAAGTGCTCTGTAGAGTTTTTTCTGGAAATATTCAATATCTGAGAGTTCTCCCAGATTCTGACCGCCAGGCAGGGTAGTGATCTCAGTTCCGCGACCACCTTCTCTACGTGGTAACCAGAAATCTTCCAACATGGACATAAACTTACGGTCATCACGAACTTCACCAGTTTGTGCGTTATAGACCAGTTTATTTCTGTAGCGAGACATGACCTCTTTGAGGTATTGCTCTGCTTTTACTTTTGGAAGATTGCCAACATCAATATAAAAAATACGACGTTCTGGTGCTCTAGACAATCTGTAGATGACCAAGGAGTCTTCAATCATTCTAAGTTGATTGAGACCTTTGATTGCTTTGTGAAGATATGAAAGAACCGTATTCTTATTTCTATCAACTAAACCAGAAGTGCAATACGTAACAGTATCTTTTGCAATCTTGACTGATTTAGATCCACCACGACTTGCTGCCATGGAAGATGTTGGATAATTTGGTGATGGGGTGTAGAGGAAATATTCCTCAAACTCTGGACCATTGACCATGATCCCTTCATCTTTTTTATTGACTCTTACAAATCCATCATCTCTACCCGCTTTCTTTTCTTGGCGGACATACTTCATTTTGAGTGGATCAACATAACGAAGTTCTTGAATACCCAACTGGGGATTCTTCATGTCAATCACTTTCATATAATATACTCTCCCATCAACATACCAGTTGCGGAAGATTTCGTGTGCTTTCCTATCAAAGTCTAGGATTTCTTTGAGATATTTGAACTCTGCTCTAATCTTTTTCTTGAGAGTCTCACTAACCGTCAGATTCGAAAGTTCGATCTCTACTGGAGAATCATAAAGGTCACTAACTATTGCTTCATTAACAACATCTTCAATAGCACCATCCACTTCAGGATGCAGTGCCATTTCTCTATATCTTTTTATTAAATCATACTCTGTACGATAAACACCTTCAATATCAACATATTGACCATAAAACCCACTACTAATATAATTGTCAACCCCGTCCTCATTAGTTTGAGGAACGGGGGCAACAACGGAAGGTGACTTATTCTGTCTGTCGTCAATAGAAAAACCAAAAAGTTTGGCCATAATAATTTTAAGTGATCGTTATTCTACTATTTAGTTGATATCTTCGCCGCCAGCATTAGCGCCGGTACCCTTAGTAGCTTCCCACCACTGAACTTGAAGTTCAACAGTGAACTCTTGAATACCCTGAGCGTCGTATGACAACTCAATAGGTGCTACCTGAGTTGGGAAAACATCGTAGAATCTGTAAGATCTGAGAGTCGAACCGTCACGATCAAGCTGATAAACATAAGCATCTGCTTGATAGTCTGCTGGGTTAGTCAGACCAGTGTTATCGGAAACACGGTTGATTGTATTCATCCAACGCTCGAAAGCAGAACGAATAGCAAAGTCAGTGTCGTTGATAACAGTGACTGTCCAAGAATCGAAGGTTCTATCACCTGCGATTTTCAGAACTCTTCCTCTAAAAGGAACTTCAATCTGAGCAACGTTGGACGCTGGCATGTTAGCGCCCTTGACCAAGAATCTTGATTTCTCAAGAACGTTTGAATCTGGTGCTGCTGCATCAGGGAAGGTAAGTACGACTTCAAAGAGATTGGCGCGTGCGCCACCACCCGTTAACTTACTCTTGAAGTCCGTAATCTTTCTTAGTGGGGGTGGATTAATCTGCTGTCTAGATGGCATTTGTTTTAACCTCTAAAATTAAACGGAACCGATTACTTCTTCAAATGCAACACCAGTTCTGGTGGCGATGAAGGTAAGACCGATGAAGTTGATCGATCTTGCTGGTTTGATGAAGATGTCTGCAACAAACTCATTGTTGTCGATTACGGCAGCAGTGTTGTTTGTTTCATCACAGATAACAACATAATCTTGGATACCTCTCTTAGACTGAACGTCACGGAGGAATGGTTCAACAATATTGACAAAGTTGGTTCTTGTGATCTCATCGTTGAACTCAAAGAGGAAGTCCTTAGCAGCATCCGAGATTGCATCTTCAAGATAGATGAACAAACGACGAACGTTGATTCTATCGAATGCGGAAGACTTACCAAATCCAGTCTTATCACCAAAGAGGATGATTCCTGCTCCAGGGGAGAAGATAACTGGGTTGATTCTGCTGGAATACAGCAGATCTCTTTGTTTCTTACCTGGGTTGTAAGAAAGTTTGACTGCGTTAAGGATTGCACCTCTAGAGGTACCAGCAGGTGAGAACCATGGGAACTGTTGAATATCAGTTCTTGCACAGGTTCCAGCAATGTCACCATTCAGTGGAATATAACGGAAGGTATCATTGAAGCGGTCGTACATGTACTTGTAACCACTATCAAAGACTCCGTATGTTGTGGAGGTGATTGGTGCGTAGAATCCGAGAACGTTCTCAGTGATTTGATCTTCGTTGTTGACAGTTACCGTACCAACAGCAGAGTCATTTAAGAATGCTTGTCTGTATGGTGAAACGAATGCAACTGCATCCTTTCTTTGCTCAGCAACGTTGATAACCTTATTAGCAAGTGCTTGTGCCTGCTCTTTGGCATAGTTTGCAGAACCCATGAGAACGAAGTCTACTTCATACTCCTCAGTATTCTCAAACCTAGTATATCCAGTAATCAGATCATCGAGACCAGAGTAAAGTGCTCCAGATGAGGTATAATCTGTTTTACCACCGTAGTTAGCACCGCCACCTAATGTGACTGTAACTGAACCAGCACCAGCAAAGTTAACTGAATCTGCGTTTTGATCCCAACCAGTATCGGCATCGAGTTCCGATTGTGCAACACCGTTATCGCTAAATGCGATAGCAGTTGTTCCGACAGGTGCAGATCCACCGAAAATATATTCGGAGTTACTATACAGATATTTTCTCCAGTATGAAGGAGATCCTACAGAGAACTCAGCATCTTTTGCCTTTGAAAGGTTGAGGTGCTTCTCAAGAATCGAACCTGCGTTTCCAGTAATTGTTCCTTTGTCGTCAATGACAACAACATGAACTTCGTCAAATCTTCCGCCTCTATCTGCGGCAAATGCTGAAGTTCCAGGTCTGTTGGAAAGTTGGTCCCACTCAAGAGTTCCTACAGAAAGTTGAATGGTTTGATTTTCGAACCAATCAAGTTCGCCTGTGTATGATCTTGTAGCAAGTGGACTGCTAATAACACCAGTTGAGTTGGTATGAATACCAATAGATCCAGTGTTTGGTAGTGCATATACACCATTTTGTTGGTAATCAACATCAGCAACTACGCCAGCAGCAGAAACATGCTTGACGAGTTTGAGTGAAAGTGTGTCTACACCGATTTCTGAGATAACACCTTGGAAGTATCCGTCGAGAAGTGAAGTTCCGCCGATTCCTGGAAGTGTTAATCCAGTTGGTACTGCAGCAGTAAATCCATAACCAACGTTAACGTTAGTTGTAGTAATACCACTGACGATTTGGTCTGCTCTACCGTCGATGATAGCGACCTTGATGTCGTTTGCCCAGGTTCCTGGGTTTCTTGCAGCAACAGTTACATTAGTGATTGGATTCTCGTCGTAACCGAGTTGTTCGTAATGCTCTGTGCTCTTGATTCTAACGCTAGATGCTGCGCCAACAAAAGCGTTTTTGAGTCCTACGCCTGTTGCTGCGTTAAAATCGTCTGCTCTTGAAACACGTAAAGTGCCACCATAAGCAAGATAGGATGAAGCAACCATCCAGTGCTCATAGTGCTTGTCTGTTGAGTATGGTCTTCCAAAAGTGTCGAAGAGATCATCTTCATTTTCAATCAATTGTGGAAGATCAACAGGTCCCTTTGCGAAAGGAGCAACAATCGCCCCGACCGAACCAGAGACTGGATCGACTCTTCCAATAGTTAAGTCAACTTCTCTTACTACAATTCCAGGAGATGCTAAATTTAGAGGCATCTTTTGTTCTCCTTGGTGCCAGAATTATCTGAAATTATTTATTAAAAGGGGTATTTTCATTGGGGAAT